AAAAGTGAAACTGCTAATAGCTATGTCACATTGACAGAGGCTAATAGTTACTTTGAAACAGTACCAGATTCAACAACTTGGGATAATAAAACTGACGATCAGAAAAACAGATCATTAATAGCTGCTACAAGATGGATTGATACTTTTGTATATCAAGGCGATAGATGTGACGAAGATCAGGCATTAAAATTTCCAAGAACAAATTATCAAGTAGATAGAGTTGAACTATCCTGTAGCACTATTCCAAACAATATTAAGTATGCACAGTATGAGTTAGCTAGGGCATTAGCAAATGATACTGGTGCTATCACAGGAACTACTGGTAAAGATGGTAATTTTTCGGAGGTAAAGCTAGGAGATATTGAAGTTAAATACAATACTGATAGTCAGGGAACAG